CTACTCCCCATTTATCTCAGCATTAGTAAGATAGGAGTAATCAACCATATCGTCATATCTCACATCCAGTGGAACTTTATTAGCAAGAAATCCTGAATCTACTACTTGTATCTTACCCGCAGCACTTAGACCCCGTACTATATCACCTAGCTCATGTAAATCACCCAAATCATTAGATACTCTAGGCCACAGTTCCCCAAATTCAATAGGTCTAGTCTCAGGCCAAGTCTCAATAATCTGCAATACTTTATGTGATACACTGGCATTTTTAGCTCTGCCAAATTCACCAAATGCTTTAGGCATGAAGTGTTCAGTATGCATTAGGATAGTATTAGCGTATGTTACATCTTCCTTCTCTATAGTTTGGGAGAGTCTGGCTACTGTGATTATAACAATCAATTTAAGTAGATGCCCTAATCTCCTGTTCCCATAATGTGCGAATCTCTCATCTTCTATAGGTTTCCACGAGAGATATATTTTTTCCAGCAACTGTACTGCATCCTCAGTAATAGCTAACTCACCTACGCAACAGGTTCTCATAGCCTGTAAGTGCTCAGCGAGTTCATCTACTTTATCTTCATCTGGTGCTTTAGGAAAGGCTATTTTCTTAGAAGTAGGTTCCGAATATACTGCTACCATTCTGGAGAAAAAGCCTTGTCCAATTACTTCTGGTGGAAAGGTATTAGCGAATGTAGATTGTGTGTTACCCCCTAGTATAGATATGGTTGGATCAGGTATCTCAACTGATACCCCATTCTTAACTTTAGATTTATATGTACCCTCATAGTCCCAGAGTACACCTAGCAATGATACGAAATCAATTATATTATTGCCGAAGAAGTCATTGAACTCATCTGCTACTATGAAACATTCAGTTGCTCCTTCTTCTAGATTAAGGTCTAAGAATCCATCTACATCTTCTTCTCCCTCTATTCCCGAGAGATCAAGTAGGAACTTCTCCTTAGTTGTTTTCTCTGCTGCGAATGTAGTGTATCCTGCATGTGCTAAAACTTTCTTAGCTCTTTTAATAGCAGTAGACTTCCTTGTACCAGGAGCACCTAGTAACATCACATACATATTAGGATATACCTTGAAGTCACCATGACAGAAGTAAGCGTTCCTTCCTATCCATGCTCCCACTGCGGTAAGTATAGACCATCTACGAAAGAATGTAGGAACCTCTGTACCTGATGTTACCTCTAAGTATTTATTAAAAAAATCATTTCTTGCCGCCTTAGAAGGTACCGCATGTAAGGTATTAGTATGTAAGGTATTATATGAGGACTCATTCACTGGTACCTCTCCAAGTTCTGCCAAGTTTCTTAAGCTCAACTGGCACAGTCATAGCTCGCTCAACTCCTTGGCAATCAGTTATATTAACTGGAAAAGTCATGAGCTCTTTAACTCTCTCAGCTAAATCTTCTCTGCCTATTCTTACTTGGAATAGAATCGAATCGTGTATCTGTGCCCCCAGTTTGAAATCAGGGAGAAAAGCTAATTCTAGGAATACTCGTAGAAATGCTCTGTCTAGGATCATAGCGTTAAGAGACTGCGTAACGTGAGCTACATACGCATTAAGTGCCATCTTGCTGGATGAGGGATCACCAAAGCAATACCTTGTCCAACCTGTCGCACCTACTAACTTATTAGTTACTCGCACTTGTGCTTTAATACTAGCATAATACGTTGACTTAACTTTAGGGAACGCTCTCTCATACAGGAATAGCATATGCTTACATACTTCTACTTGACTCAATGCAGGATTCAATTCCAATAGTTTCTGAGCTGTCCTTACATTGGATGATCCCATAGTCTCTAGGAGAATCTGCGCCCCCATGTTATAATTAGCACCATGATTGATACGTTTACCTAGATGCCTTATATCTTTAGTTATCTCATCATAGGGAATACCAAAAAACATGGAAGCTTTATACTTATGTGAGTCAACATCACTTAGGAATATATGAAGAAGGTTTTCGTCACCTGAGCCATAAGCTACTCCTCTATCTTCTGCTTGAGAGTAGTCTGCCTCATAGAATTCAAACCCTTCGTCAGCTACGATAGTTTCTTTAACATCAGAATCTGCTGGTATATTCTGTACTTGTAGCCCACACCAGAAATGGTGCTCGCGGGAAGCATATCTTCCTGTATCTGTACCATGAGGATTAAGTGCGAAAAGTATTCTACTCCTACTATCGGCTGTACTAGCTGCGGGCGGTGGGAACTCTTTAGCTGCATCTCCAACAGTAAGATAGGTAGAAGATTCTTTTCTAAGTCCCCGGTACTCTAGAATGTTACCCGCAAACCATTCCATTAGTGGATGTTTAGTAGCAGCTTCAACAAGTGTCTTTTCATCTGAAGATACCGCCCTCTTAAACCCAAGTACATGCAGAAGATTTTTAACCTGAATAGGTGAAGATGGATTGAAATTGGCATAGCCCGTAGCTTTCTGTAACTTCTCAAGAATGGCATCTTGTTTCTCCGCACTGGCTTTAGAATACTTCTCTAGTGCTACCATATCCCTACGAAATCCCCGCATCTCACACATATGAGCAGGAACAACTTGGGGGAACTTCATCTTATAATTCTCTAATGCCCACTGCGGTGCCTCTAACATCCAGCTAATAGCAGACTCAGCTGTAGCCCAGCAGTCTAGTGCATTGTACTTAAAGTATTCTATCTCATCTTCTGTAGCAGCCAAGTCTTTCCAGTACATACTGTTTCTTATCAGCAGTGCAGATACGCTGCCAAGGTCTTTAGGGAGTTCTGAGTACCATGAGTGGAGCATATTAACTGTATCAAAGTAATATCCCCAAACCGGTGCTGAGTAGCGACAAAAGTATGCAAGGTCGTATTTTCCATTTTGAAAAACTTTAGGTTTCTGTATCCAGTTAAGCTCCCGCATCCAGTAAACACTTGACATAGTTTTAAGTGGAACCACATAGGCAAAGGAAGTATTATCTTGTAATCTAATTCCACAGTACCCGCTGCATCTGATGGCAGCATTATCTCTTGTAGTTTCAATATCAACTCCTATGATATCACAAGTCTCAAGAAATGACTTAGCTTCTAGGAAGTCTTGTTCTGATGCTACAATCTTCCAATCAAATTTACTTTCCTTCCTCCATTTATTAGGAGACACAATCTTAGAGACATACCTACGATTAAGGAAGTCTCCATAAGATTTAGACACCAACTGCCTCATCGGATTAACTAGCAGGAACTCTACACCATAGTATTCAATGATGGAGCCTGCATAGTTGTCAATTTTGGCTCCTTTCTCTCTACCTTGAGGGAGCAATTTCTTAAGAATATCTAGGCGAGTAGTGATAACATGATAGACTCCCGCTGATTTAATCTTAGTGGTAAGTTCAGCAAGAGTGTCAATATTCCCCGTAAATACTTTAGAAGCAACACCTTTAAGTGCTGGCTTAAAACGGGGGAGGTAAGGTTTATCTTCATTAGTAATTGCTATTACTACTCCTCCAGGCTTAGTTGCAGTATTCATCGCGTCCCCTTACCTCTGCACTTGAAACATGCTACTTTATGTTTCTCAGCAGAGAATTTATGCTGCACTATGAAGCCCCAGCCATTACAATTAGTACACTTACCAGCCCCCTCGCAGAGGGAATCACGAAAGTTAGGAGTGTAGTTAGACATAGCAGTCTATACCTTTTCATTTATACCTAAGATTTATCTCTAAGATTTATCTCTAAGACTGTAAGCTACATCACTAAGAGCATTTGATTGCTTTTCAAGTAAATACTCAAGCCAGTTAACTCTCTGGGTTAAGATTATTTCACCGTTAGCATCTTTAGATGCCTTGGCCTGTAATTTTTCCTTACTTTCTCTCAGGAATGTATTGCACTCTATTAAGTTTTGTATCCTAGCCGCATATCCTTCTCTTTCTACTGCCCAGGCTTGTGCCACTTCATACGCACTATCCTCTGCGTTAAGAATAGCAAGAAGATCCTTAGCTTTATTAACTGCGTCTGGTGTAGATTTTTTATATAGTCTTACGTATAAAGAACCTCTAAGTTCAATAATATCTACATAACTTGAGTATTCTTTAGCAAAGTATCCTTGCATACGACACCCATGTTCAATAGCATTATTACTTTTAATAGCGTTTGACTCACTCATTTCTTCTCTCCTGTTTCTACAAACGTAAAAGAAGCCACTTCCTTGTGGCTATATTAACTATATCACTCACTATATCACTCACTATGTTACTTATTGCTAAGTCCTCAGACATCAGTCCTCAGACATCTGCAATCATAGTCTTAATAGAGTTAAACTTCTGATCCGGGTCATTCTTACTAGCCCGAATCTTAAGTGTAACAACTACCTCTGCTCCATCTGAGTTCTCCATAGTTTGTGCAATAGTGTCTCCGCCATGCACTTCTCGCAGTGCTACAACAATCTCTTTAAGTTGGCCTTGCCCCATCGTGTTAGGGGTGCCGTCATCCTTCTTAAGAAGAAAGAGAATGTCAGACCCCTTACCAATTTCTGGCGGCTCTTCGCTTGAGTTAGACATCTCAATAGTCTCAAGCACTTTCATATTAAGAACTACGCCAGGCTTCTCGTTAATTTCCTTCTTCTCCCAGTTAATGCTGACACGGTGAGTACCAGCGGGGATTGGGGAAAACGATTCCAGATCAGCAAGTTCGTCAATGCTGGAGTCAAGAAGGTCAAAATTAACATCGCTCATTTTACTATCCTTAGCACTTGTGTGCTTACTAGGTTGGCTTACTGTATTACTTACTAGGTTGGCTTTCTATACCACTTACTTTGCAATTACTTACTTAAGTTACTTAGGGTAACTACTCCTTCCCTATCGGGAAACTGGTAAATTCACGTGTCATCATCCCAAGGTATTTCAACACCAAATATCTGTGTATCTGTCATCACATCCATAGGATCAACTACACTACAGATATGGTTATAAATTCCTGCCCGACTATCTCCTGCTTCTAGCACAGCAAGCTTTCTATCTCTAGGAGACATAGCTTTAATTCTTTCTATGCTTATCATAGCTTCAGATACTCTTAATAAATTTTCCGTTGTCATAACTCTACTCCCAGTTACTTCCAGTTATTCCCAGAGATCGGTAAGTTTAGGGTCATCTGAGTTTTCCAGTGTTATACCTGCTCGACTTCCTGTCAGTACATTATTCTTATAGATGGTAGATGATGCAAACTTATGTTTCTTGTTAACTACCTCACAGTATACAACCTCACCAAAGTATTTAGCTGAGTTACGTGAGAAGTTTCTGGTACCAGCAGTAGGTACAAGTTTCTCTTTACCATCCTGCATCTCCACTGCATTTTCATGTGAGATACAACACACATTGAACGCAGCATTTTGTACATAGGATAGAAAGGTGTCTAGCACTTTCCCTAGATTACCCCAATCATCGTAAGTCATCTTATAATCATCAGGTTTATTGCGAGTAATGTTAGCGATGGCACTATTAGTTAGCTGTGTCAATGAGTCGAATACTACTACAGTATCCTTTCCAATCTCAGACAGGTTAAGTGTAGTGCCAGTTGCTCCATCCTTAAATTCTTTTATCTTAATATCTACACACTTAGCACAGCCTATCTTACCGTGTGTGTCACATATTGTGACTTCCCCGCCTTTAATAACTTTAAGACAAGTCTCAATGGCTATAGGGTAACCTCGTGTATCAGGGAGTTTAATAATCTCTACTCTTTCCTGCTCTTCTCTAGGAAGTTTCAGTAGTGTGTCTGAACCATTCTCTAGGTCAAACCATAAGATTCTAAACTTCTCACTTAACTTACCTACCAGTTCAGTCTTACCACTCTTAGGTGGACCGTATACTAGAATTCGCTTAGTTTTCTGTGCTTTCATCTGACTTAGTTTCATTATTACTCTCCTCAGACTCCTTCGCTTGTGCAGATGCTTGTGCAGATGATTCTTTAGACTCCTTCTCTATCTGTGCCTCAACTACTTTCTGTGCATGTAACAACTGTTCGTCACTTATCTCCATAACTTCACGTATCCCGCGAGTCAGTAGTGCTACTTCACCCATCTTGTCATGAACCTTTGCTGTTTGCAAGTACACAATGCTGGTTACAAGTTCCTGCCTTAGCTCATTTTCTTCTGCTTCCCCAGTATTCTCAATTAGATCATAGATAGCAGTAAGTGCTCCAATGTGTAAATCATAGTTTCTTGACTGTTGAAACTTAAGTAATGTAGCTTCAATCTCTTCTCTTGTAATAGACATTACAGTAACTCCTTTAGAGTAAGTCTTCCAGTGTAAGCTCAAAATCATACTCTCTAATATTACCTTCTTTATCCAGTTCTTGTAACTGGTTCTCCTTCAACTTAGACATGAGGTTCTGGGTATCTAGGTGACATACATCCATATACTCACAGTTTCTACCAAAGGCAGTACAGTTCTCGCCATTCATAGGCCAGATACCATAGTTACCTTCTTGCTCAAACAATCTCTCTACAGTTTGAACATCCCACATTCTATCTCTGAGCCACAGAGCTCTCTGGTGATAGTTCTTAGGAAAGGAGAACTCCTCATACCTTAGTAACTTCGTCATAAATACGAAATACAATACATCATAGGAACTCTTATCACCTTCTATCTGATCTAGTACCACACCGTAGCCTGTAGCTTGGGAACTATTCTTATATTGATAGTGGTTAACCCAAGTACCGCTATTGGTTTTATTTTCCATAACAGTAAACTCACCTGTCATTATGTTCTGGAGCACTAGGTCAAGGTAACCTCTATAAGTATGTATTGCATGTTTCCCAGGGAACTTAATTCTAAATGAGAGTTCTGCTGCTGGCTTACCTGCACAGGTAGCTACTACATACTCAGACAGTTCTCCATCTTCTAGCCTAGAAGCAAGCATCTGTATTGCATTGGTAGCATGAGCAAAACTTTTCTTCTGCTTAACATTCTCAGCTAGGAAATCAACGTCCCATTCTAAGAACATCTTAAATATAGTCTGGTGTAGCGTATTGCCTGATACTAGCTCAGCAATACCAAAGCCTACTGTTTTACCAAATGCAAAGGTAACTGAGGTTGAAGCATCTTCTGCTTTCTCTGCTTGCAAGCATTTAAGCTGATACTTTCTAGGACAAGCATGTAAGAGTTGTGAGCTGGAGTAAGATGATCGCACGTAACGAGGATCAATCTGATGATCTTCTAGTTCCACTGTGGGTATGATATTGCTAGTGTTATCAGTGCTGTCTCCAAGGCTATCATCTAACATTGAAAAGTCTAGGTCATTCCCAGAGTTAGCCATGTGATCTCTCCTGTTCTCTCTCCTGTTCTCTCTCCAGTGATCCTATAACAGAAGGCTGGAACTTAGCTAGTGCCCATGCTGCTGCATACTCTAGCCATGAGTAATGTATAGCAGTATGTCCTGCAATCTGTTGTATATCATAGGCACCTATCTTAGCTTTAAGAATAGAACCTTCGCACAGTATGCAGTGACTTCTAAGTGAGCTACATGATCCATAAAATACTTGTCCGCATCTACACACATCTGGATAGGGTTCAATGCAGTATCTAGAAAACCATGTATCTACAGCCTTCTCATCTAGCATAGTGTCAAATATCATAAGTCCTTTCTTGTGATAATTAGGAGCACACTCCCGTCTACAGTAGATGTTAAGTGCGATTGCGAGTTTAAGATTTGCGACTGCTTCTTCTCTTCCAAATGGATATAGTAGTGGGACAACAAGAGATATAGAAGAAAGGACATTATTGATACCACTACCAGAAACAGTCTCATCACTACTCTCCCTATTCTCCCCACTAGCTTCTTGCTTAACTTCTTGCTTAACTTCTTGCTTAGCTGCTCGTATCTTAGCTAGTCTTTCTTGTATGTCCACTATTGTACTCTCCACTATTGTATACTTCCTAAAGATCAGTGGCGGAAATAGGAACCTTACTCTTAGCACTTGCAGCTTTCTTAGCTTTAGCAGGTGTCACTTCTATTCCAGCATGTTTCTCTAGCCCTTTAACAATCACTGCTATCTCTTCTTCAGCTAGTATAGTGACTACTTCTGGAGCAGCTCTAAGAGTATCATGTATGTCTTTAAGAATGTGAGGGAATCCTGGCACTGCTGCATCTAATGCTTCTTGCAGTTCCATAATCTTATCCCGCACTCTATCTACTTGTGCCTCACTCTGTGCCTCACTCATATCACTCT